CCTCGACGGCAACGCCGAGGAGAATCGCAACTGGGCCTTGATCGACGCCGCTGCCACGCAACTCTTCAGCGCCATGGGCCTCGGCCAGCCGCTCTCCTACCTCCTCGCCGGGGCCTTGGCCGGCGCCCCGACCGGCGGCCTCTCCATCGGCATCTGGATCGCCACCTTGGCCTTCACCCTGCCCACCGACTTGGCCGGCAGCCAAGCCCACGCGAAGACCGCCGCCACCGCCTCGGCCGCCTTCCCGCTCACCGTGAACGGTACGCAGAAGGGCACGATCACCTGGGCCGCCGGCCAGACGATCCCGAGCTTCACGCTCGCTGCGGTCTCGGTCGCCCCCGGCGACATCATCGAACTCCTCGCCCCCGCCACCCCCGACGCCTCCCTGGCCGACCTCGTCTGGACCATCAAGGGGAACATCTAGCATGGCATGGATTGCTGGGGATTCCTTCGACTACTACGGCAGCAATCTCGATCTGCCGCACTCGGTCTGGGACTCGACCAACAGCGGCGGCGGCGGCCTGACGACCTCCAGTGGGAACGGGACGCGCTTCGGGGTGGGGCAAGGCTATCAGATCGGCACCTTGAACGACCAGTTCACGAAGACCTTCGGCTCCAACGAGCCCACCCTCTATGTCGCGGTCGCGCACTACAAGAATGGCGCACTCGGGGGCACCACGATCGACTGGCACATCGTCTACAAGGACGGCGCCAACAACCAGTGCACCATCTGCTTCGTCTCCGACGGCTCGATCGTGCTCCGCGCCCAGTGGATCACGGGCACCGTGCTCGCCACCTTCCCCGGCGCCTACAGCGGCACGCTCTGGACCCAGTGGCAGATTCGGGTCGTCATCGACGGGGCCGCCGGGGAAATCCGCATTCGAAAGAATGGTAGCGTGACTGATACCTTCGTCGCCACCGGGCTCAACACCCGAGGCGGCTCCGCCAACAACTACGCCACCAACCTCTCGATCGGGGGGAACGGCGGCCACTTCATCGATGACCTGCTGTTCTTCTCGGCCTCCGGGGCGGCCCCGAACACCTGGGTCGGGGACGTCCGCGCCATCTGCCTCGGGGCGGCGGCCGAGACCGCCCAGAAGCAATTCGGGAGCATCCCCGCGACCCCGACGGCGACCTTCGGCCACACGCCGACCGGCGGGAGCAGCTACACCGTGCCCGCGAACACGCTCGTCTTCTCTGGCCCGTTCCGCCCGACGCAGGGAGGCATCACCCAGAAGATCACCACCGTGGTGACCGGCGCGCTCACGGGCCACATGAAGCTCGCGCTCTATGCCGCCGATGGCGCCGGGGGCCTGCCCGGTACGCTCATCACCACGACGGCGGCGATGACGAACCCGACGGGGTCGACCGACTTCACGATCGCGGGCGGCCCCGGCGTCGGCCCGGCGGGGACCTACTACATCGCCTACCTGACCGATGCCGCCTGGAACTCGACCACCGCGTACTTGACGGGCGGCGCCCCTCCCCTGCTCACGCTGGCGGGCTCCTACGCCACGGGTTTCCCCGCCTCGGTGAGCGGGGTGACCACGACCGCGACCCTCGGGTGGCTCGACGGCATCGTCACCCAGACCGGGCAGTCGCTGGTCGTCTCGGAGCCGACCGCGAACGGGGACACCGACTACGTCTTGAGTAGCACCGTCAACACCGAGGACCTCTACACCGTCGATCGCCTCCCCGTGACCCCCTTCGCCATCATCGGCGTCGTCTCGAAGGTCTACATCCGCAAATCCGACGCCGGTACCCGCCAGGGCCAACTTCGGGTCAAGTCGGGCGCCACCGAAGTCTTCGGCGTCGACACCGCCGTCTCCTCGACCTACGCCTACCTCTCGCGCGTCGATACCGTGGACCCCAATACGAGCGCCGCCTGGACGCTCGCCGCCTTGACCGCGCTCCAGATCGGCCAAAAGGTGACTGTCTAGCATGACTGATCTTCGGTCCAGCCAGGATGTGGTCGAGACCTGGGTCACAGACACGCCGCTCCTGCGGGTCTCGCAGACCCTGGCCGAGGTCTGGGTGCAGAACCAGCCCCCCACCGATCTGCGCGCCTCCCAGGACCTGGCCGAAGCCTGGGTCACCAACACGGGCGCCCCGGCCCCCCTCCGGGCCTCGCAACTCCTCGCGGAGGCCTGGGTGCGACCGCTCTCCACGATCTACCGCCGCTACCGCGTCTCGGCAGGAGTCTCCTGATGCAGACCCCGACGCTGCACTTGAACCTGGGCGGGGACGCGGAGAAGAACCGCAACTGGTCCCTGATCGACCAGTTCATCACCAAAGTCATCAATCGCTCTGGTCAGATCATCGCCGGCGACCTCGAAGTCACCGGTAACCTGACCGTGGACGGGACGAGCACCCTCACCGGGGCGACCCAGGCGACCACCTTCCAGACCCAGACCCTCACCGCGACCGGGCTCGCCCACCTGGAAGGCGGCCTCCTGGTCGACGGGACTGGGGGCATCACGCTGCCCGCCGGGAGCATCGACGGCAGCGCGCTCGCTGGGGGCGCAGCGGTGCAGTGCTGGGCCTCGGGCACCGCGCACACCTACAACAGCGGCGACATGCGGATCACCCACACCCCTGCCACGGCGCTCCAGCTTGCCACCGTCACCGTCCCCACCAATGAGTCCACTCTCGGCCTTGAGTTAGTGATCGGACAACTCACCTATGAAGTCTTCTGCCCGAACAGCACCTCGATCCTCCCGACCTTCTGGCTGCAGCGGGGCAGCACGCCGCTCAACTCCCGGGCCTTCACCTACGCAGCCGGGACCACCGTCAGCATCCCGGTCACCGACTTCCCCCTGACGCTCGTCTGGCTCTCCCAGCCGACCGACACGACTCGGCTCTACGGCCTCTACATGCAGTCCGCCGGGGGCGCGGGCTCGACGGCCTGGTGCGATGCGCTCTTCGCCCAGGTCCACTGCGTCCAACTGCGGTAGGTCAGATGGCAGACCAACTAGTATTGTCTCCTAATCTTGCCAGCAAGGCCTCGGTGCGCAACTGGTTCAAGAAGACCCTGCAGCCGCAGATTCTCCAGGTCCGGACCGAGAAGAATCAGGTCATCCGCCCGCAGTGGCTGCGCTACTACAACCTCTGGGCCTTGCGGGGCACCGAGCAGTCCTACCATGGTAGACTACGTATGTACCTACCTATAGGACATCGGATCGTAGAGAACTGGGTGCAGAAGCTCCGTGCCGATCTGTTCCCCGACAGCGGCAAGTGGTTCAAGAACACCCCCGACACCACGATCAACGAGGAGCGCGGGGTCGTGGTGCACGAACTCATGATGAAGCTGCTCCGGGACCAGATCAAGGTCACTGGCATCTTCCCTGGCTTTCTGCGTAACCTGTGCATCTTCGGCACCTCGCCCGTGGAGATGGGCTGGAAGCTCGACGAGCGCGATGTCCCCTCGCTCCTCTCCCAGCCCGATCCGCAGAACCCCGGTCGTGCCCAGGTCGTGGAAGGCGTCAAGAAGGTCACCCGCTACATCGGCCCCACCATGCGGGTGATCGACCCCTTCCTCTTCTACGTCTACCCCTACACGGCCCAGTACACCTATGACCTAGAGTTGATATTCGAAGACATGATGATCGGCTGGGACACGCTCGAGCGCATGGCCGACACCCCGATCGACCCCGATCGCCCGGAGTTGGGGAACCAGGTAGAGAACTGGAAAGAAGTGAAGGAGATGCGGAAGGGCGGCCCCGTCTCCTCGGACAAGTTCCAGGCGGAGCAGATCAGGCTCCTCGCCCGGGGCCTGCATTCGAAGTCCCACAAGTACGTGGAGGACCCCAAGCGGCCGATGGACTTCACCAAGGCCTACTGGTACGGCACCGTCGACGCCTCGGGGAACTCCCAGGACAGCGAGGGCTTCCCCCCGCCCGACGTCCCCCAGTGGTGGTCCCTCTGGGTCTGCGGCGACGAATGCCTGGTCCAGTGCCGCCAGAACCCCTGGTGGAAGCAGCAGCCCCCCTACTTGGCGGCCAAGTTCTGCGAGATGCAGAACGAGTTCTGGGGCTACGGCGTCATGTTCCTCCTGGACCACTTCCAATACTTCATGAACGATACCATGAATCAGACGGGGGATGGCCTGGTCTTCACCCTGAACCCCGTCGTGGCCATGGACGCGAACGCGGTCCAGTTCCCCGACAGTATCCGGATGGCCCCCGCCGCGCGCTGGTTGATCCGCGACCCCCGCAACTCGATCAACTTCATCGACCCGCCCAAGGACTCTCCCATGGCGGGTATCCAGGTCATCAATTTCTTAGTAGCCATGATGAACGACGTGTCCAATGTGGCTCCGTTCGGGGGCGCTGGCCTGCAGACCGCCGGGCGGGCGCGTGGTCGGGCGGTGCAGACCGCGACCGGCATGTCGATCGTCTCCGGGGAAGCCCTCCTCCAAGTAAGAGATGTCGTAGAGAACATCGAGCAGGGCGTCATGAACGAGATGCTCTCCTGGATGTTCTCCCTGCTCCAGCAATGCCTGGACCGTGACCTCGCGCTGCGGGTCGACGGGGCCGAGGGTGCCACGGTCCTGGAGACGCAGGTGACCCGCGACACCTTGATCGACGGCTACGCCTTCGAGTGGCTCGGCAGCACCTTCTCCTTCAACCAGAACGTGCGTGTCCAGCAGATGCTCAACTTCATCCAGATACTGGCTCGGATACCTCCAGACTTCCTAGCTCAAGACAATGCTAGAGTAGACTGGAAGTACCTCCTCAGGCAGATATGGAGCACCGGCTTCGGGGACCGGGAAGCAGAGCAGATCATCAAGGACATCACCCCGACCCGGGCCGTCGATCCTGAAATCGAGAACCAACTCTTCGTGGTGGGTCGTGGGGACGAGGTGACCATCTCCCCCCTGGACGATGACCAGAAGCATGCCCAGGTCCATGCCCAGTTCCTCCAGTCCCCCGAGGGCCAGGCCCTCCCCGATTTCACCAAGAACCAGTTGGTCCAGCACATCCAGCGCCATGCTGCCTCCTTCGTGATGAAGCAGCAGATGGCGCAGGCCCAAGCTGCGCAGCAGGCCCAGCAAGCAATCCAGCAGGCACAAGGCCAACCCCAGCAGCCGCAAGGAGGTCGGCCCGGCCAAGGGCAGCCTGGTCCCCAGGCCCCGGGCGGTCCCGTCACCCCGTCCCGCAACGTGATGCCGGAGCCTCCCGGGAGACCTCCGCAGACGACCAACGAGGGCGACCTGCAGCGCCGCCTCCCTCGCACCCCGATGCAGTAGATGGCCAAGGTCGCGACCCTGCACCGCCCGCTCCACCTCCCGGCTCCCCGGAGCCCGGCAGGGGGCGCCGGCACCGGGCCTCCAGGTCCGGCAGGCCCCCAAGGTCCCCCTGGCGCACAGGGCTCCCCTGGCCCCCAGGGCACCCCTGGGCCTACTGGTCCTACAGGTGCGACCGGTCCCCAGGGAGCCACCGGGCCAGCAGGGCCAACTGGAGCAACCGGGCCGCAGGGACCAGCAGGCGAGTCCAGTAACTTCCTGGAGTACCGCTTCTCCACGGGGGTGGTCGCACCCCCCGCCTCGGGCAACGTGCAGTTAAACAACCTGACTGCGAGCGCTGCGACTCTCCTCTGGGCCGCCAACACGACGGCCCTCAACAATGACGCCGCCGTGGCCCTGGGAGCGATCAACCCTGGCAGCAAGGTCTTCCTCCAGGTGCAGACCGACTCGACCAGCCTCTACGAGTACACGGTCTCCGCCGCGCCGACCAACAAGGGCACCTACACCGAAATCCCGGTCACCTGGCTCCAAGGCGGTGCTGGCCCAGCCATTGCCAACAACGCTAGCATCTTTCTCGGTATCATCGCCATCGGGCAGCCTGGCCCCACGGGTCCGCAGGGGCCTCCCGGTGCGACGGGTCCCCAGGGACCGACCGGGGCGACGGGGTCGACCGGCCCACAGGGGACTCCGGGTGCGACGGGTGCCACGGGGCCGACTGGGCCGGCTGGCCCCGGCGTCCCTGCCGGCGGCACCACGGGCCAGGCCCTGGAGAAGACCTCCGCGACCGACTACGCCACGCAGTGGGTCACGCTCCCTACCATCCCGACGACCTTGCCTCCCTCGGGCAGCGCCGGGGGGAGCTTAGCAGGTACCTATCCTAACCCTACTCTTGCTACTACTGGAGTGACGGCCTCCTCCTACGGCGATGCCACCCACATCCCCACCTTCACGGTCACCACCGAGGGGCGGCTCACCGCCGCTGCCACCGTCCCCGTCTCGATCCCCCCGGGCACCTGGATCGGCCCCTCGCCCCCACCGTCTCCAGCAGTCGGCCAACTCTGGTGGCGCTCCGACCCCGACCAGAACTTGTATGTCTACTATGATGATGGGAATAGTATCCAATGGGTGAACGCCGTCCCGACCCAGTTCGTGGGCGCCACGGCCGGCGGGGACCTGACCGGGACCTACCCCAATCCAGCCGTCAAGGCTGCGGCGATCACGGCAGCGAAGCTCGCAGCAGATGCGAAGTCGATCAGCGCCCTTGTCTACCGGAGCACGAATCAGACGATCGCCGGGGCCGGGTGGACGGTCCTCTCCTGGGACAGCGTGAGCTACGATAGCAGCGGCTTCTTCTCCTCCAGCCAGCCGACCCGCTTGACGGTCCCGCGCACTGGCCTCTACCTCTTCGGCTGTAGCGCCGAAATCATGACTGGCGCTACGGCGCCCAGTCGGATGATTCTCTCGCTGCTCATCAACGGCGGCGAGGCGATCGGTGCCTCCGACTACGCTATCCGGGGGCTCACCAACGACTTCGCCCGCGCCAGCGTGACGCACGCGCGTCGGCTCAATGCGGGCGATTACGTCGGGTGCCAGGTGTACAACCTTGCTGCGGCGGCCCAGACGCTGAACAGCCCGGCGGCGATCATCTGGATCGCGGGAGTCGCGTAAATGGCGGCACCGGACTTCCCTGCGTCCCCCACGGTCGGCCAGGTCTACACGGCTCCCTCCGGCAACATCTACACCTGGGACGGGGCGGTCTGGAACACGACCGGGAGCGCCCCGAACGCCTACTGGACCGACACGGGCACCGCGCTCACGCCGACCACCTCGACCCGCCAAGTCGTGGCGGTGGGCTCCTCGGCCAATCCCGCCACGCCCTCGCAAGCGCAGATGGTGCTCGGCACGCGCACGACCAAGATGCGCCTCCAATCGCTTGCCGGCTACAACTGGGACGGGGTCACCTCGAATGGCCGTTATGATGGTACCAACTGGTACGCGGACGACCCAAACAAGTCTTCGTGGAATGTCGTCCTGCACGCCGACGTGGCCGGCAGCGGCGACCAGCTAACCATCGAGCACGCGGCGGCTGGAAGCAACATGGCCTTCTCGGTACCCGTCCAAGTTGCGAGCGACGGCACCACCACGCTGACCGTCCCATCGAGCGAATCCGGCGTCACCATCACCGCCGTCGGCCCGAGCATTCTCTTAAACGGTACGCAGCGCTCCGGCATCTGGTACGGCGATACGGCAAGCGGGCAAAACCGCTGGTTCGTCGGGATGGATGGGGCTGCGACCGCCGGCCTTCGCAACAGCTTCCGCATCTATTCCTCGGGAGGGGTCGGCGGCAATCTCCTCTCCGTCGATGCGCCGAGTGGCAGGACTACCTGCACCCTTGCCGACGGCATCGTCTCCACCTCGATGCTCGCTCCCAAGGCATCCCTGCGCCAGGTCGGCTACAGCGCGATCCCGGCGAACTGGAGTTGGCCCACCACGCCCAACACCTGGCTCGGCGTCGTCAATACGCCGTCGATCGCGATTCGGAACACCGCCGTGCTCATCATCGTCAGCCCCGGCGGCTACATCACCGTCAACCAGAACGGGGCGATCTTCTACAGCGGCCTCGGGCGCAACGGGGGCCTCGTCTGGCAGCAGCGCTACGACGTCAAATCCCCAGCGACCGGGAACGTGCAGGTCCCGCTGCCGGCTCACATCATCGTCGACCAGCCAGGGGCAGGTACCTACTACTATACCTATTATATCTGGCAAGGGTCGAACTGCCTCGCTCTCGGCGCCCCGGACAGCCCTGGCACCCTCATGGCCTTCGAGTTCGCCTAGGAGGACCCGATGCCAACCGTCTACGCCTGCGACACCTGCCACACGACCGCCGAGAGCCTCACCGGCTGGCTGATCGTCTCGGTACAGTTCATCCACAACGACCCGAACGCTCCCATGCCTCCTGGTGGCCGCATGCTCGACTCGACCGCCCCCGACCTCCTCTTCGACACCCTCGAATGCCGCCAGACGTGGTGCACGGGCGCCCACGTCACCGACCCCGGGCCGATCCCAGCCCCCATGCAGGTCGCCTGATGCCCTTCTCCCTCCTCGACCCGAACGCGACGCCCAACCTGCACCTCTCCTACGGCGTCGACACGGTCGCCAACGCGAACCTCCAGAAGATCGACAAGGCCTGGCTCGACCTCCAGGCCCTCCTCCTGCCGAGTGGCGTCACCCCCGGGACCTACGGCGACGCCACGCACACGATCACGCTCACCGTCGATGCCACGGGGCGTGTGACGGCAGCCACCGCCGTCGCCATCCTCATCAGCGATACCAACATCACGAGCATATCGTACACCAAGATAACTGGTGCCCCGACCAGCTTGCCCCCGAATGGTCCCGCCGGCGGGGACCTCGCCGGCTCGACCTACCCGAATCCCGTGATCGCCGCCGGCGTGGTGAACAACGCCAAGATCAGCGACGTCGCCTGGGCGAAGGTGACGGGTGCCCCGACGAGCTTCCCCCCGAGTGGCCCTGCCTCCAACGCGCTCGCC